TCCCAAAAAAGCCCCAGCGTGATTTTTTGAGCTGAATTTTAGATTTTTTACCCTGATTCGTACTCTCTAATAGGCTTCCAGACGACACAAGTTTATATCATCCTCCTCCAATGGTATGAAAACTATTAGTAATGTTGTCCAAACTTCCCCCTTTCATGTTTAAACATCTACTAAAGTCGTCTGGGGGTCTATTAGAGAGTACGAATGATTAAAAGGAGGAATTACAATGAACTTCGGAGAAGCATTAGGAGCTATGAAGTTAGGTTCGAAGGTAACGAGAGAAGATTGGTGTAGAGGTAGAAACATCTCTATAGAAATCCAAGTTCCCGATATGAACAGTAAGATGACAAAGCCCTACATTTACATGAATAAAGATGAGGATAGATTCCCATGTGACTTATCATGTGAAAGTTTATTAGCTGAGGATTGGAAAATAGTTTTATAACTGGGAGGATCTACAATGCAAGAAGTTAAACATCCATTACTTACAAACAAATACACAAGAGTTTTTCATGAAGACAAACCTAATTTTAATGCACCACACCACTTTGAAGTTTGGGCGGACCAAGGTCAACAAGTACCTTTCCAAGTTGGTAAGGTCGATTTCCAAGAAGGACCAATCCTAGAAGCTGGAGTCAATGGTGTGATGAATGAAGATTTAATCGCTATGGTAATTACTCGTTTGGAATCTTTTAATAATTCCGACTTTCGTTGTCGAGAAAACTCAATGGCTATCACCAAGTTAGAAGAAGCTTTACTATGGCTTAGAAAGCGAACTATGGGTCGAGAGCAAAGAGGCGTAGAAGGGACGCATGTTAAATGACATTCAAAGAATTGTTTCCAGAATTTATTTCAGGTACACCAATCAAGCGTAAATCATGGGGTGGATATTGGAAGTACAACCCTCGTATTAAAAATATTGAGATGTACACGAAGGAAAGTACAGTTGTTCTATTAACCAATACAGAAGATGTTCTATTCACATTAGGTGGAATCATTGCTGACGATTGGGAAATCGCTACAAGCGGTAACTGTACCATAGCTGTTCAGTAAAGGAGGTGCCACTTGTGGTAAAGAAAAAACAAGAAGAACAAAAAGTTATGAGACCAGCCACGACACCTGAAGCTCGTGAACAACAGTTAGTAAGTCTAGCTGTAAATTTGGCTGAGAAACAACTTCGTGATGGAACTGCTGCTCCGTCAGTAATCAACCACTTTCTAAAAATCGCATCTACACGTGAAACTATAGAACGTGAAATGTTGGAAAAGCAATCCAAGTTAATCGAAGCTAAAGCTCAAAGCATTGCTAAAGATAGAGAAGCTGAAGACCTTGCTAAAGCAGCTATTGAAGCTATGAAGAATTATAACTCGGGTTCAAACTAATGAGAAACTATAGTGACCTAATACTAATCCCTAGTTTTTCAGAACGCCTAGCATACTTACAACTGTTCGATAACAATGCAACATCACCTCGACACATGTCTGCTAATTTCTATCGTTCGAAAACTTGGAAGCATCTTAGACAAACCATAATAGACAGAGACCTAGGTTTTGACTTAGGCATGTTTGGGGTCTACATTGACGGTCCTATGTTTGTTCATCACATTAACCCAATTGAAGAATCAGATATCGTTTACCAAACTAAAAAGTTACTCGACCCTGAGAACTTAATAACAGTCTCCGCAGTTACTCACAACCTAATTCACTATAGCAAAATAGAGAAGGAACAATGGGTTGAAAGAAAGCCAGGAGACACAAAACTTTGGTAAAGGAGAATACACATCATGATTAATGCGAAAGTAAACAGAGTAGTAGATGGCGACACACTTGAAGTTACAGCCACATTTAAAGTTCGTATGGATTTTATCGACGCTCCTGAAACTAAAGGCGTTGAAAAACCTAAGGGACTTGTTACTAAACAGTGGCTTAAAGAACGTGTCGAAGGTAAGACAGTACAGCTGGACATTAAAACAAAAGACATGTATGAAAGATTTCTATCCGTAGTTTACATGGACGACATTAACATTAATGGTGAAATGGTCAAGCAACATTTAGCTGAGATTTATTCACCACTTAATCATAATGACGGTCAAGAGGATTAAAATTGAAAGGAGGTGCACTATTGGATATTAACGAGTTCATTCCTAAATGTAAGGAGTTGGTTGCCGACTACGCTAATCAGCATGTGGACGCTACAGATGCTATTATCACTTTAATTCCTGAAGACGTTTACGTAGTATGGTATGCTAAGACTTTACAAAATGCTAAAGCTCTTCTAAGCACGCCTTTACCAGACGGTATGTATTACGAAGTTACTTTGAATGGTGATATGGACGAAATGTACTTCGATGCTTATAAAAAGTTTCAGAACATTAAAGTGGAGGTGTAACCTTGGATGTTAATTCAAGCATCTTACAGGACATTAGGGTTGCGGTCGGTCTTTCTGCTGATACTGCTGACTTTGATACAGAACTTCTCATGCATATCAACAGCGCAATAGGTAAGCTCAACCAAAATGGAGTTGGGAACTTTTTAGTTGTTAATAACGACCAACAGAAATGGGCGGATCTACAAGATGCTACTCAGACTGAAGGAAACAAGTATTTCCAAATGGTTCCGTTGTTTATATCTATAAGTACAAAACTATTGTTCGACCCACCACCGCCATCTAGTGTACAGTATCATGCACAAAATGCCGATCAAATTTTGTGGAGATTAAAAGTTGCATATGAAGAACCGTATGTAGCACCAGTAATAGATACAGGAGGTGAATGGTAATGAAACCAGAACTTGAAGATATTCTACAACATCACGGTGTTAAAGGGATGAAGTGGGGTAAGCACAAAGCTAACGTTTCAGAAGGAGTACAAAAGATTGGTGAGAAAACTAAGGAAGTTGCAGTTAAATCGACTTCTAAGGTTAAACCGCATATCGACTCTATTAAGCGTGAACACGGATTGAAAAAAGTCCTTAAAAATGCTAATAACATGAGCACTAAAGATATCCAGAAAGTATCAGCTAGGGCTCAGATCGAGAATGATTTGAAACGTCTATCCAAAGAGCGTCATGTTGGCTCTAAAAAGGATAGGCAAGATTATTTAAAACGGGCAGATATGAGTGATCAAGAAGTATTTAGGAAAGTCCAGAGACTTCGTGCAAAATCTAGTCTTAAACGTAATGCCAATGATGCTACCAAGAGACAGAAAGATATTGCGAAGAAAGTTTTACACATTGCAGCTCCCTTAGTACTTCAATATGCGTTAACCAAATCAATTGGTAAAAAAGATGTAGTTAGTGCTGCAACAAACGCTGCTGTTAATCTTGGCGGTGAGAAAGCGAAGCTCGTCAAAAATCTAGTTGATCAAGCTAAGTATATTAAGAAATTTAAGCATGGCATTGATGACGAGGATACCATTCAACATCATGGTGTTAAAGGTATGCATTGGGGCGTTCGTAAGAAAGTTCAGAAAATGGTTAAAGCTCATAGAGTTAAACAAAATAAGAAGGTTCTTGATAGACATGAAAAACACAAGGACAAAAAGACTTATAAGAAACTGTATGAGGGTAATAGTAAACGTTATGCAACACATCTCGCCGCAGCAAGAAAGACTCAACAACAAGTTGCCGAGATAAACAGACAAAGGGTTAAATTAGCAGCGACAGCGGCATTACTGGTAGCGCCTCATGTGGCACCTCATATCGCAAAGGCTACTAACGCAGCTTCTAAAGTTGCTAGTAATCCAGATAATATTAGGAAAGCTAAGAACGTCGCTCAGGCTTTAAAGCGTAGTCCTATTCGCTATGTTGATGGTAAGAAGATGAAAAATGTTATCAACTTTTAGTTAGGGAGGCACACGAAATGTTTCTGTCAACCGAAACAAAACCTGAAGTTAAAATGTCTCTCTTGGTGATTGCCAAGAAAACTACAGACTGAAAGGAAGTGGTCCATATCTAATAAAATAAGGGAGGTGCATACATGGTTCTATCTAACACAGCGGTGCCCATAGAATATGGCAAATTTAGGGAACAAGTCTTACGTGGTGAAATCCCTGTGAATGAGGAGATTTCTATGCAGATGAATCGTATAGACTTCTTGATAGAGTCGCCAGATTACTACTATGACGATGAAGCGATTCAGGGGTTCATTAATTTCTGTGAAAACGAACTCACTATAGCCGACGGTGGAGACCTAATCCTATTACCATCTTTCAAACTATGGGCAGAGGATTTGTTAGCTTGGTTCTACTTTATTGATGAGAAAGTTTGGAATCCTAAGAAGAAAAAGTATGAGTATGTGACTAAGAAGAAACGCTTAGTTAATAAACAGTATCTCATAGTTGCTCGTGGTGCTGCAAAATCAATGTATGCATCGTGTATTCAACAATATATCTTAGTTGCAGATACCACAACCACTCACCAAGTTGTAACAGCTCCTACTATGAAGCAAGCTGAGGAAACAATGAACCCTGCTAGAACCGCAATATCCAGAGCACGTGGTCCTTTATACCAATTTCTAACGCAAGGTAACATACAATCAAACTCTTGGTCTAAGGTTAAATTAGCTTCTACTAAAAAGGGTATTGAAAACTTCTTAACCAACTCTAAAATAGAAGTTCGAGTTATGAGTATTGACAAGCTACAAGGCTTAGGACAAAAAGTAAGTAGTGTCGATGAATGGTTATCTGGTAAAGTAAAAGAAGACGTTATTGGCGCTCTCGAACAGGGTGCATCTAAAGTCGACGATTATATTATCGTAGCAACATCATCAGAGGGAACATCTCGTAATGGTGTCGGCGATACAATCAAACTTGAATTGCAGGACATTTTAAGAGGTATATACTTTGACCCTCATACTTCAATTTGGCATTATAAGTTGGATGATATTTCTGAAGTTGGACATCCTGAAATGTGGTTAAAAGCTAATCCTAATTTAGGAGCCACTGTTTCGTATGATACTTACCAGAAGGACGTAAACTTAATGGAGTCAGTTCCTTCTAAACGTAATGATATCCTAGCAAAGAGATTTGGTATTCCAGTTGAGGGCGCATCATATTTCTTCTCATATGAGGCTACACTTTTACACAGACGCCAAAACTTTGATAACATGATTTGTGCTATGGGTGGCGACTTATCACAAGGGGATGACTTTACAGCATTCACCTTCTTATTTCCATTAAGTAACGGTTGCTTTGGGGTCAAGACTCGCTCTTATGTATCTGACTTAAAAGTTAGAAAACTTGACACCGCTATGCGACAGAAATACCAAGAGTTTATTAACGAAGGTACACTAATCGTTATGGACGGTGCAGTCTTGGATATGGTGGAGGTTTATCGAGACCTTGACAACTTTATAATGGACCATCAATACACAGTCGTATCTTTTGGTTATGACCCATACAACGCTAAAGAGTTGGTAGACATGTGGACAAGAGAACATGGGGACTACGGACTCACAGTAGTTAAACAGGGGAACAGGACTGAATCGGTTCCTTTGGGTGAACTAGGACATTTAGCATCTGAACGACTATTATTGTTCGATGAAGAATTAATGAAATTCGCTATGGGTAATGCTATAGCATTAACAGACACTAATGGTAACCGTAAGTTATCTAAGAAACGTGACAGTGAGAAGATTGATAATGTCGCTGCTTTGTTAGACGCTTGGGTTGCTTATAAACGTTTCCAGGAGGCGTTCGAATGATTAAAATGACGGACCGAATAAAACATGCCTGGAATGCGTTCACTGACAAACAAGCACTTACTTACAACTACGGTTATTCATCTTCACGACCATCATATAAGCAGGTATCATTTTTCAATACAGGCTCATATGTTTCGTCAATATACAACCGAATAGCTATGGATGTATCAATGACTGGATTCAGGCACGTTAAAATAAATCCAAAAAATGAAGATGTCACTGATATGGAAACAGGTCTTAATAGCTGTTTAACAGTTGAAGCTAACATTGACCAAACTCATATTCAGTTCATTCAGGATTTAGTTTACTCGATGTTCGATGAAGGGGTTGTCGCCGTAGTACCAGTGGATACTACAATAAATCCAGAACTAAGTGGTGCGTTTGACATCAACTCATTACGGGTTGGTAAAGTTGTGAACTGGTTTCCAAAGCATGTAGAAGTTAATCTCTATAATGAAAACACAGGACAATCTGAGCGAGTATTTATGGAGAAGAAGAATGTTGCAATAATCGAGAATCCATTATATGCGGTAGTGAATGACGATAACTCAACACTAAAACGATTAGTTCGAAAACTTAATCTTCTAGATAATGAAGAAGATGTTGGTCGACTTGATTTGTTAATTAGTGTACCGTATGGTATCAAGACTGAAACACAAAGACATCTTGCCGAAAAACGTATTGCTGACATTGAAGCTCAGTTAACAACTGGTCGTCATGGTATAGGTTACATTGACGGTACAGAGAAAGTAATGCAGTTGAACAGACCTGTTAACTCTCAGCTACCAGAACAGATTAATAACTTAACCCAACAATTCTACAATCAATTGGGCTTAACGCAAAATGTCTTTAACGGTACTGCTAGCGAATCAGAATTAAGAATCTATTACAGTCGAACAATCGACCCAATAGTTGAGAACATTATAGCCGAGTTTAATCGTAAGTTCTTAACGAAGACTGCTAGAACTCAAGGTCAAGCTATAACAGCTTATCGTGACCTGTTCAAGATTGTTCCTATTGAACAAATCGCTCAATTGGGTGATACGTTCAGACGTAATAGTATCGCAAGTTCTAATGAACTTCGTAAACTTATTGGCTTAAGACCGTCTAACGACCCTAAAGCCGATGAACTGTTCAATCCTAACATTGCAGATAAAAACCAAAACCCAGCTGGCAATTCGGAGCCAGGGGCAAAGGAAGAGGAGAAACCTGGGTCGCTCACGTCCCCTGACAACAGTCAAAATGGTGACAAAAATACTATAGGAGGCTAAGGGCTGATGGGGAATCGCAAGTATGATTTCGCTGGTTGGGTTACGAAGAATGACATTCGTTGCTCGGATGGCGTAACTATCAAGCACGATGCTTTCAAAGACAATGATGGACAACAAGTTCCTCTAGTTTGGAACCACAAGTACACCAGTCCTGGCAATGTCTTGGGGCATGTGATGTTACAAAATCGAGACCAAGGTGTTTATGGCTATGGGTACTTCAATGATAGCGAAGATGCCAAACAAGCCAAAGAGCTCGTTAAACATGGTGACATTTCATCTATGTCTATCGGTGCTCGAAAAATTAAGCGTAACGGTACAGACATTGTTCATGGTTCTATCTATGAGGTCAGCTTAGTATTGGCTGCCGCCAACCCAGGTGCAATGATTGAAACTGTTATGCAACATTCGGATAGCGGTGAGGAAGAGAAGAGTATAATTCATACTGGAACACTTATTCACTCCGCCGACGATGTGATCGAAGATGAAGACCAAAACATAGAGCATAAAGCTCAAGGAGGAGAAACACAAGTGGCTGGAGAAAATACTGAAAAAACAATTGGCGACATCATTGATGCTATGACTGAAGAGCAGCAAGAAGCTGTTTATGCCTTATTAGGTATGGTGACTGAAGCACAAGATGAGCAAGATGACGAAGTTGATAATGAAGCTGGATCAGAAGATAATACTAAACATAGTCAAGACACTGAAAACAGTGATGACAATATTAAACATAACAATGACAAGGGAGATGGAGAAGTAATGAAACATAACGTATTCGCAGGACAAGGTAACGAAAGTGCAGCAAACGCAACAGTATTAAAGCACGGCATCAATGAGGTATTAAAGCAAGCTTATACTAGCAAAGCATCTTCTCTTAAAGATTTAATCGCTGAAGCTATTTCAGACGGCTCTATCAAACACGGGGAAACTTTAACTCACGGTATTAACTCTATCGAAATGTTATTCCCAGACGCATTCAAATCTACAAACGGTAACCAACCAATTCTTTATAATGATCCTAACACTGCATTTGCTAAAATCTTGGATGGTGTTACCAAATCACCATTCGCTAAAGTTAAGACTCTAGTTGCCGACTTAACTGAAGACGAAGCTCGTGCGAAAGGTTATATCAAAGGTAACCTGAAGAAGGAAGAATTCTTCAGCTTAATCAAGCGTGCTACTTCTCCAACTACTGTGTATAAAAAGCAGAAGTTAGACCGTGACGATATCCTTGATATCACTGATTTCGATGTTGTTGCATTCATGAACGTTGAAATGCAAATGAAGCTTAAAGAGGAAGTCGCTCGTGCAATCTTAGTTGGTGACGGACGTGACTTCTCTGCTGAAGATAAAATCGACGAGCAACACATTCGTCCTATCATCACTGATAACGAGTTCTTTACTATTCACAAGTCTGTTGCCGCTGATGGTAGTGACTTCATCGAGAAAGTAATTACAGCTATGGGTGAGTACCGTGGTTCTGGTATGCCAGACCTTTACATTGACTTAACTCTATTAGCTACAATCAAGTTGCTTAAAGACAGTCAAGGTCGTTTCTTATTCGGTGACATTCCTTCAAATGCTGCCATTGCTGCTCGTCTTGGCGTTAACTCTATCGTTCCTACAACTTTCATGTCTGGTAAAGGTGCGGTAATCGTTAACCTACGTGACTACACTCTAGGTGCAGTTAAAGGCGGAGAAGTAACTAACTTTGATCAGTTCGATATCGACTTCAACCAACACAAATACCTAAGCGAAACTCGCTTGTCTGGTGCTTTAACAATGCCTAAATCTGCTATCAGCTTCGCTCCTACAACTGCTCTAGTTGGTGCAACTGACGCTGCTGCTGGTGTAACTAAAGGCGAACGCCAAGCTGACAAACTAGTATAATAGTTAATGAGTAAATTTGCAGGCTTGGTAGGCTATGCTACCCAAGAAGAAAGTGTTCCTGGTGTATGGTCTCCAGTCGAAAAAACCGTTATGATGAAAGGGGATGTCATTAGACAATCGTCGTCAGTTCAAAATGATGACAAAGTCAATAGTGATATTACCCTTAATCATAGGGTTTCTTTAATAGGTGACGCATACGCTTTTGACAATTACTACAACCTTAAGTGGATTACGATTAGCGGAAGGAAGTGGGAAGTATCGTCAGTCGAAATGCAACGCCCTAGATTGATTGTTACTGTAGGAGGATTGTATAATGCCTAGTAGATTAGAATTACATGCTGAGCTTGTAAAGTTCTACCCCAACGTATATTTTCAACCTCCTTCAACTATACAAATGACGTACCCATGTATCGTCTATAATAAAACTGATAGGATGAGACACTTTGCAAATGATGTTATCTATCTGAGTCAGCAAGAATATCAACTCATGTTGATTGAGAAAAATCCCGACAGCACAGTTGCTGGAGATATTGAGAAGTACTTTAAACATTGTGCTATTAATCAATACTACACAGTTGATAACCTGTATCACACAACACTAAACTTATATTATTAGGAGGCTTTTAAATGACTGGAAAATTAGTATGGGACCAAACAGGCGAACGTTTATATGAAACTGGTACTTCCAAAGGTGTCTTATTCATTCAAGGAACAACTGGAACTTATGGTGCAGGTGTCGCTTGGAACGGTCTAGTATCCGTTAAACAATCAAACGATGGCGCTGAAGAAACACCGATCTACGCTGACAACATGAAGTATCTTTCTCTGTTTTCTGCTGAAAACCTTAAAGGTTCAATCGATGCATTCACTTACCCTGATGAGTTCGAAGCTTGCGATGGTTCAGCGGCTCCAAACCCTGGCGTATATGTTGGACAACAAACTCGTGTACCATTCGGTTTAGCTTGGTCCACTATCGTAGGTAACGACACTCAAGGTAATGCTTATGGTGAGAAGATTCACATTATCTACAATGCGAAGGTATCTCCTGCTGAGCGTGCTTATGAAACTGTTAATGATTCACCTGCTGCTCTAACAATGTCTTGGAATTACTTTACAACTCCTGTTGACTTGTCCGATGTTGATCTTGAACCATCTGCTGGTATCGTTGTCGATAAATCTAAAGTTAGTGCAGCCGCATGGACAGCTTTAACTGATGCGTTATACGGTACTGCTACTGTTGCGTCTCACTTACCGACTATTCAACAAGTTATCACTATGACTGCTGTTTAATAATTTCAAAATAACCACAAAACCCTGAGGAGGATGATTTAGATGTTTAAACAAAATATTGAGTACGTTGACTTTAATGGTAATGAAAGGAAAGAGGACTTCTACTTCCATTTGTCAACTCCCGAAGTCATTCGTCTTGAAGCTGAAATCGGTGAACCTATTGATGTTCACACAAAGAGATTATCGGCTGAAATGAACTTGGCTGCTCTGTTAGCATTTATGGAGAAGATGATTCTTAATGCTTATGGTAAAAAGACTACCGATGGTAAGTCGTTCCACAAGTCTAAAGAATTACGTGAAGAGTTTGAGAACTCTCAAGCTTATGCTGAGTTCTTCGAAATGTTAATAAAGAATCCTGAGTTGGCTCAGAGGTTCGGATCTTCGGTTGCTGATAACGGCAAGAAGAAAAACCAAGTACAACCACAAGTAACTAATAATTAATGACATTTGAAAAGCAGTAGGGCTATTATAAACTTACCCTATTGCTTTTTTCTTTTTAATGGAGGTGTATTAAGTGCTTACAATGGATTTGGGCACTATGGAATTATACGATGGAATCAACAACGAGTTCATACACTATGAAGTTGGGGTAGTACGTTTCGAATACTCATTAAAAGCACTCTATGAATGGGAAGCTAAATGGAAGAAGCCTTTCTTAACCGCTAACTCAAATGGCGAGTTGTCTAATGAAGAGTTATTGGATTTTTATAAGATGATGGCTTTAGATCCAATTGAAGAAGAATCATTCACTGACGATGTTATGGTGTCACTATCCGAGTACATAGGTGACTCTACCACCGCCACAACATTCCATTCATTCGATAAAGGTCAAAATGGTAACAATAACACTAGAGGTAAGGTTTATACTGCTGAAGAACTTTACGCTATGATGATTATGGCTAACGTTCCTTTAGAGTTTGAAAATAGAAACCTTAATAGATTGTTAGTTATTCTACGAGTTATATCATCGTATAACAACCCACCTAAGAAAATGACTCAACAAGACATCATGCAACAAAACAAAGAAATTAATGCTAAACGTAAAGCACAATTTAAAACGAAGGGTTGATATAAATGATTAGTTATGAAGATGGGATTTTAACATATTTCGGTGACACATTCAAGGTTAAGTTAAATAGGTACTCTGACCCAGACAGATTAAATTTAGCTAAATCGGCTGCTATCTATTTGGGAAAGAGAGACTTCAAAAATGTTCGAAGACCCTTAACAATCCTACGTAAGCGTCACGTCCCAGCTATCTTCCGTGGCGAAATGGCTGAGTTTGAATTTATAGATGTGTCAAAAGAAGTGTACGACCACATCATTACGTATACTACTGCTAACATGCGGGCTGCTGGTGGTAACAGAGCATTGGTATCTGATGACTTCGTAATGCCAAGCGATAAAATGAAGAACCCAGAACGAGTTCGTGATAATATCATACGCTCAATGCAGGCCTACCAAGACAATCTTGAATCGGGTGAAACCCCACAAGTGTCTAGGTCAGCTATGCCAGTAGCCGCCAAGTTAAACACATTTCTATATCAATTCAACTTTGTCACGCTTGGCGAATCTATATTTAAACAACGAATCTGGGAGAAAGGAGCTCAAGGTAATACTGTAAAAGTTATTAAAGCTATGTTTGAACTATGTTCATTCATAGATAAAGATTTATGGGACACGTTCTACAAGTATCACGGCACGCCATCTATTGAATGGGCTTTAACTGGTGACAAGTTAGAAAAGTTAACAATGCACCAATTAGTGAACTTGCTCCAAGAAAGTAGTTTGGATATTTCGCAACGACCTGCCGTTGATGTATTACGTTCCATATTTGGAGAACAAAAAACAATGTGGTAAGGAGTTGGGTTTATGGAGATAGTATTCGATAGTAAGGGAGATTTCAACAATATTGAACAATGGCTTAATAATGTTGCTAGACGATCCCCTAATGCTGCTCTTAATAAAATAGCTATCGAAGGTGAACAAAGTCTTTCGGATAATACCCCAAAGGATACTGGTGCAACTGCTTCAGGTTGGCAAGCTAAGATTACAACTGAAAAAGGTATGTCCGAAATTGCTTGGATTAACACAGCACATCCACAATCTAATGTTAACGTTGCGGTAATCATT